ATTTCACCAGATTCAATCGAATATTTAGATCCAGAAAGTATCAATGGATTAAACTTATATGCGTACTGCAACAACGACCCCGTTAATAAGTACGATCCTACAGGACATATTGCAATCTCTTTAATTGTAGGACTGGTTGTGTCATTTGCTATTGGTACAACAGCAAGTGCAATTAGTCAGTATGCTCAATATGGTGATGTAAACTGGCTTCAAGCTGGTGTTGATGGATTGTTTGCAGTTGCCTCAACTGCCTTAGCTTATACTGGTATTGGATTAATTGGATCTATCGCTGCAGGAGCAGGAATGGGGTTGGCACAATACACATTAGATTCTGCAGTATTCCATGATGACTTTAGTTGGTCTGGTGCGTTAATTGCAACTGGATTGGGAGCATTAGGAGGTTTAGCTAGTGGAAGAGGTGCTCAACACTTTAAATCTATTGGAAGTAATTTAGATGATACTGGAAGAACTGGTGTTAAGGCGATTTTAACTGCATTTGACAAATATGGAACAGGTGCAGGCTATCAAAAAGTAATGAACTTATGGGGAGGTAGAGTGGCAAATTCTCTTGCAAAATCTATTTCTCAAAACTTCACGAAAAGTGCATTGATTATTTGGGGCACAACGGCTGCAACATATGGAGCAAGTTATGGTTTAGGACAAATTAATTGGGGATTCTAGGAGGAAAAATATGGAATTGTTATATTTAGTTGGAACTATATGGTCAATTTTATTAGTAACATTTGCTATGTGTCTTGATACCAGAAGACCAATGTCAACGAAATTAAAATACAAATATAGAGTTAAGGATGACTCAATATTTAGAAAAATAATAAAATTTAAAGACAAAGAACACTGTCCTTGTAATTATTTTAAAATCGTTCCATTTTATATATTTCTACTATTAGCGATTCTAAGTTTAATCTTATTATTTGTTGATATATTTTCTAATGGATTTGTTACAAATGTTGTTCCTGAAAAAGTGTTTACAATAGTAATGTTATGCATTTTAGGTGTTAGTATATTGTACTTCCTTGTTATTGTAATTTGGTGGGAAATTGTTGATTACAATGAGTTTAAGTTCACTAAAGAAGAAAAGGAAGAGTTAAAACAATTAAGAAAATTTAGAAAAGAAAACAAAAAGAATAAATAATAGCAAATTACTTTCACAAGCAAAACTAGGTGGATTTACTTTCGAGTAGATTCACCTTTTCATTTAATCTATATTAATAGATTATTTAATAGAAAAATGTTATAATAAGATATCAAATGAAGAATTATGAAAATTATAATTGATAGAAAGGAGTAACTATATGGTAATTGAGATTAAAAAATCCAAATCAGTATTCATCATATTAGGAATAATTGGTTTATTGAGTTTTATAGCGTCGATTTTAATTGTTGTTTTTGTTGAAGATAGACAATCAGTTCCATATATATTAATGACTCCTGCAATAGTTTTTTTTGTAGTATTAATATACTTTATAGTTTTTTTGATAAGTTACATTAAAAAGCCTTATTTATATTTGATTAAGTTTGAAGATGACTATATTGAACTTACTAAGGATAGAGAAGTTTTTTATAAAGATATTAGTTATGTTTTAACAGATGATAATGATTATATTAAGTATTTTGTTATTACTTCTCATAATAAAATCGGATTTTATCATAAAAGTAAAGAAGTAAATAAATTCTTGATTGATTTGCTAAAATCTAAAGATGTAAAGGTTGTTGATTCACAATATAAAAACAAAGCAAATAAATGTGTTGCCAAAATTTATTGGATTAAGCAAGAAGATGGCGGAAGAAGAAATATTCCTTTTACAAATATGTATGCACCTCAAATAATTTTAGAGGAAGAAGAAAGAGACAATGTGATTGGATGGAGTGCATTCGTTATTAATAAAGAAGAAAAGAAAGATGATAGGACAACAATCGCTGATATTATGCTATTTTCTGAAAGATGCCCATATGAATTAAAAGTTCGAGTTAAATTCAAATTATATGAAGGTAGTAGATTGGTTGCTACAGGTGAAGTGCTAGAAGAAAGGTAGAGGTTATATTATGCTTGAAAAGTTAAAAAAAGAAGAGTTTGATAAGTATATTAATTATGCCTATAATTTATCTCAAAATATGAAAACAGCTTCATACCCTATATATACTGACGGTATTAAAGATAAAAATGATTTTATAAAAACAGCTTATAGATCATTTGAACTTGAATTTGATGAAATACTACTTTATAAAGAAAACAATGAAGTAAAAGGATGGATTCATTATTACTATGATTTAGATGATGATTCTATCTTTACTGTTACTTTTTTATGTGATAGGTTATATAACTTTATGATTAAGGAATTTATTTCTTTTATAAAATGTAAGTATCCATCCGCAAAAATTGGTTTGGGATTTCCATCTCAAAATGAACAGGCTTGTAAAGAGTTAATAAACAATGGGTTTGAATTAGTTGAAACAAGTGTTAACAATGTTTTACATACTGATGTATACCAAGAAAAAACACATTCTAATTGTGTTGTGAAACTTGATAAAAAAGATTTTAATTTATTTAGAAGTTTACATGATAACATTGATATAGATATCTACTGGAATTCAGATAGAATATATAATAATTTTGAAAATTGGAGAATTTATATTTATAAAGAAAAAGATAAAGTATTAGGTGCAATATATTCAATGGATGCAAATATTTTGCTAGAGGTATTTGGAATAGATTATTTAAATAATTTAGTTAGTAACGAAATATATGAAAATCTTTTAATAGCATTTATTAATGATGCCAAAAAAGATGGTGTAACACACATTGTATATTTTAATGAATATGAAGAAGAACTTAAATTTTTAAAAAGTATCGGATTTAAATCTTTAGGTAAATATAGATATTATTTAAAACAAGTATAGGAGAAGTATAATATGGAATTTTTATATGACGAGCCAATAAAGTATACAGAAGATGATTTGTTAAATAGAACTAATTTTGCGAAAGATTTTGCTTTGAATATATTGTCAATACCTAAACATAAAAGTATGACAATCTCGATAAATGGCGAGTGGGGATCTGGTAAAACATCATTGATAAATTTAATTAAAAATGAGATTGAAAATGAATTAAGAAAAAGGAAGGATGCAAATCACGAGAATTTGTATTATCAAGTTATTGATTTTGCACCATGGAATACATTGGATGAAAATGCTATTATAAACCAATTTTTTAACATGCTATCATCAAATTTTTCGGAAGAGAGAATTAAGAAAATACTAAAAACCGATTTATATAAAGGTGTAATATCTATTGCTAAAGAATTACCAAAAATCGGTTGTATTTTCAAAGGTATGGATTCTTTGTTAAAAAAATATTCAAAAAGTTTCCTAAATGGAGATGAAAATTTATTAGAAATTAAAAATAAAATTAGTAACAAATTATCGGAGATACCGGGTAAATTTGTTGTTTTTATAGATGATATAGATAGACTTAACAAAAAAGAAATAAAATTATTAATACAATTAATTAAAGCTGTTTTCGATTTTCCAAATGTTATTTATATTCTTTCTTTTGATAAAGAAATTGTTTCAGATGCTTTGTCAAACGAACAAAGTGTAAGGGGCTCACAATATTTAGAGAAGATTATTCAATTATCTTTGGATATTCCTGAAATTGAAGAAGAAAATTTGCATAATTATTTATTTAAAAAACTTGATAAAGTTTTAGAAAACAGTGCTATAAATAATTTCGATTCTTCTAGATGGGGATATATTTTCAGAGGTGGATATAGTAAATATTTTAAGACACTAAGAAATATAAATCGTTACATCAATTCCATTAATATAAAACAAATTAGATATCTTGAAGTTATAGATTGTTTAGATTTTTTTGTTATGGAAGCCATTGCATTGTTCGAACCAGAAGTATTGCGTTTAATTAAAGGGAATAGAGAACTATTATGTAGAAGCATTCAAGATGATAGTAATAAAACAGCTATCGAAACCTTTAAAAAAAATATTATGGATGTTTCTAGTAATTATGAATTATTAACTTATTTATTTCCTATTTTACAAAGCAACAAATTTGGTTATTATTCTGATGTTCAAAATAATAATCAAAGAAAAATAAACGGTCGCATTTGCAATAAAGAATATTTTGATTTTTATTTTAATGGGATATTAAACAATGGATTTGTATCAAAGATAGAACTAAATAATTTTATTAAAATGAATAATACAGATGAAAGAAAAAAATATTTAGAAACTTTAAATAATCAGAGCTTCTCTGATTTTTTGAGAATGTTATATTATTATAGTGAAGGAATTACTGATAAAAATACTCTTGATCCAGACTGTTTATTTGACGTTATTGAATCTGAAATGAATTTTAAAGATATATCAAGATTTTTTTCACCTAGAAATGAAAGTTGGATAACCGGAATTATTGACAAATATATTTTGATTTTTAACAATGAAACATTATCTATGATTATTTTAAAAGAAATATTTGAAAAAAATAATAATTTAAATTTATTAATAATGATATTGTATCATTTAAGCAATGACACAGATATGTATTATAATAATCAAAATACTAAAGAAGGATCAATTTGCAAAGCCAACTTACTAATATTACATAATATATTAGCGGATAGAATTAATGATTTTATTAATAATAAAGAACATTTATTGAATAAGAATCTTGTTTATATGATACATTTTTTAAATATTAGGGATTCAATTAAAGTAAAAGTATGGTTTGAAAAATTGAATAAATATGAAATTAATTTATTAATTAATAATTTTTATTTCACTGGATATGGAGAGAGTACTACAAGGTTTTTGACATATAGATTTGATTTTGATGATTGTTCAAAATATATAAACATTGAAGAATTTGTTCAGTATTTAAAAGAAAAATTGGTGGAAAAAGATGTTCAAGCAGAAATAGGAGAGGTTCTTTTTATGATGCCGCCTTGCCATAAAGATGATCATTATCAATTGAAAGACTTATACAAATTTTGCAAAGAAAACAAAATTTCATTTAACAAGAAAGATGAGTTTATAGATAGATAATATGTACTACACAACTGAAAATGAAAACTATCGTAAATATGGAATAGTAATTCTTGAAGTATATGATGAAACTTTAAGAACAACAGTTTATCATTATCGTAAACCAACTCCTAGTGAGCGAAAAGAAATAATTCTAAATTATATTATAGATAATAGTGGTACCCCAATTAAAGTTAATTATTTGTCATCTAAACTAGCGGTTAGTGATAGAACAATTCAAAAGATAATTAAAGAATTATCTAATGAAGGATTAATTAAAGTTGAATCATGTTTTATTAATGGTAGACAATCAGGTAATAAAATTACTTATATAGGTACACCAAGAATAAAAACTGGTAAAGAATTAACATTAGATTTACTTTATGATATTACTAATCCTTATGGATTTAGAGACTGGGATTGGGGAGAATTTAAACTTCTTCCAGATTTAGATCTAGAAGAAAGAATTAATCAATTTGAAATATTAAAAGATCATAAAGAAGAACTTAGAAAAAGAAGAGAACAATTTCTTTCTAAATAACTTAATATTAAGTACAAGGCTTGTTTCGCAATTGAAGCAAGTCTTTTATTATGCAAAAAAATAAAAAAATTTAATTGATGGGTGGTCATTGAAGGGTGAAAATTAGTATATTCCTTTGAAGGCAAACCTATGTCTTCAGCAGACACATTTATAAAAATATTAAAAAATTTTAAAGTGGGACCCCCTCAACTATGGGTGAAATTTAGTATAAGTAGGTGAAGGTGGGATGAAAGGAGGACTGATTACATTCATCTGATTTGTTTTATACAAGCACACTTATTATTAGAGATTATTAATCTCTTACTATCTCTTATATATTAATACTGTGTCTGTAGTAACTATTAATAAGAGAAAATATTAAAAAATATTATTTTAAAAATGAAAGGAGAAAAGATTATAGAGAAGAAATTAAATTTTAATGTAACTACTTTAGTAATTCACGATAAAGAATTAAGTGATAGATTACTAAAAGAAGCAATCAAAGAAAAGACAACAAACAAGACTTCATTAATTTGCGATTTACTTAATGAAGCATTAGATTATCGAAGAGGGGATTATAAAGATCCTTGTGTTAGTATGTTAACTAATGTAATTGATAATCAAAATAAAATGATAGAAATATTATTTGAAATTATATCTAAGATGGATAAGAAAGAAATTAAAGATGATATTTATCATAAGTTACTATGTGTTATTGATAATAGAATCAAATGGGAAAATCAATTACATGAATCTTGGAAAGAAAGTGGTCATTATGATGAACTTGAACCTAGACTTAAAAAGCAATTAAGAAAGGCATTAGATAGTTATGAGCAAACCTAATGTAATTGCTAAGATTCAATATATTGAATGTGATAATCCTAGAAGAGTATTTTACTCATCTAATAGTAAAGATGATTATCTAGGATATATAGATAAAGGTGTTAAGTTAAATAAAGATATTGATTATTTAGATTATACTGGTAATTTAGAGAAAAGTTCAGGAGTATTTAATCAAAATGGTTTGTTAAATTATGATTCTAAAAGATTAATAAGAGAAGCGTTAAGAAATACAAAAAGCTGTATATGGGATTTAGTAATATCATTTGAAACTGAATATGGCTTAAATAATGTAGATAGTTATGAAGATGCTTTAGAGTTAGTTAAAAGTGTACTCCCTAAGTTTTTTAAAGTACTTAAACTAAAAGAAGATAATATCATTTGGTTTGGAGGACTTCATACCAATACAGATAATAGACATATTCATATATCATTCTTTGAAAAAGAACCAATGTATTATGATGCTAAAAAGAAGACTTATAAATATATACCAGGGAGGATTAATGTTAAATCTTGTAAGGAATTAAAGATGAACATTGAAAAGCATTTTTTAACACCCAAAGAATCAATGAAAAGAGTTCGTAAGTTAATGGTTGAAGATGCAAGAAGTAGTATGAATTCATCTTCTCATTTAAGCCTTGATAAAGACTTTAAATGGCTTTTAAAAGAACTTTATAATAAATTACCAACTGAAGGTCATATCGCTTATTTAAGCCCAAATATGAAGGAATGTAGACCAATTGTAGATAACATTATCAAGAAGATTTTAAATTTAGGTAAACATTCATTTGAATATACTGATTTAGATACAAGACTTCAAGAATATGATAATAAGATAATTAGTATTGCGGAAACTCATAATATTGATGAATACGATTATTTATTAAGAGATAAGTTTAAAGATGATTTATTTAGAAGAATGGGTAATGTAATTATTCATGAACTACTTAATCGTAAAAGGTTTGAAGAAGTAGAAAAGAAGAAATTAAAACATAAGAAAAGTGAACAAGCATTTCATATAAAGATGTTACTTCAAATGATAGGTAAATCATTTGAACTTATGAACAAATTAGAAGATGAAGAAGCAAGAATCTTTGAAGAATATCAATATAAACTTAAGAAAGCTGAATATGAAAGGCTTGTTGAAGAAGGCGTTATTGAAACTGAAATGTAGATATTTTAGAAAGAGCATAAGGGAAATATTATTTTTTAATATTCCCCATAAAGGTTTCGCAAACGGGATACCCGTTTTGATTTTATAGAAAAAGAAAAAGGAGGACAAATTTATAGAGAAGAAAAACAAATTAAATATTCAAAGAGTTAAAATGTCATCAATTATTGATGATAAAAACAAAACAATTTATGTAATTAAAGAATCCGTTGGAGGAGAAAACAAAGTTTCTAACATTATTGAAAAACTAATTTTAAAAGATATTAAAAATAACTTAACTAGTAAAGAAGAGGTTAACCATTATGATGGTAATTAAATTAGTTGTATGGTATAATATACTTGCTTGTGAAAGCTTATTTGCTTTAATAAAAAGGAGTATCCAAATATGAAGCAAAATAAACTTTACAACACAGCAATTTATTGTCGTCTATCATTAGACGATGGAAATGAGGGTGATTCATCAAGTATTAAAATTCAAAAAATGATGTTAGAGAAATATGCATTAGAACATGGATTTACTATTTATGATTATTATATCGATGATGGTTATAGTGGTCTTAACTTTGAACGTCCAGCATTTAAAAGATTAATGCAAGATATTAGTGATGGTAAAATCAATTTAGTATTAACTAAAGATTTATCAAGACTTGGAAGAAATCATATTCAAACAAGTTACTTTATAGAAATATTCTTTCCAGATAACGATATAAGATATATTGCAGTAAATGATAATGTTGATACACTTTATGATAATAATGATATCGCACCATTTAAAAATATCTTAAATGATATGTATGCTAAAGACACTTCAAGGAAAGTAAAGACTGCTAAAAGATTATTAATGCAAAAAGGTATGTTTATGGCAGCTCAACCTCCATATGGATATAAAAAGGATCCTAATGATAAAAATCATTTAGTAATAGATGAAGAAGCGGCTGAAGTTGTTAGATTAATCTTTGATTTAGCATTAAGTAATATCGGTGTAGTTAAGATTACTAGAGAATTAAATAAAAGAGGTATTATGCCTCCAAGTATTTATAAAGCTAGTAAAGGTGATTTAAGATTTACTAAGTTAACTGAAACAAGAAGACAAATGTTTAAAAACTATGACATTGAATCTTGGAACACTGTAACTGTTGGAGCAATCATAAGAGATATGGTCTATGTTGGTGATATGGAAAATCATAAATATGAAGTGAAAAACTATAAAACCAAGAAATGCACAAAAGTTCCTAAAGAAGAACATATCATAGTAAGAAATACACATGAACCAATCATATCTAGAAGTGACTTTGAACATGTTCAAGAATTAATTAGACATAGACAACGTCCATCTAGACATAACCATCCAAATTTATTTAAAGGAATTCTTAGATGTAAGAATTGTGGAAGACCTTTAAATCTTTATTACAATAAAAGAAGAAGTGGTAAGATGGTATGGAGATATAGATGTGTTGGTAACTTTGTAAAGTATGGATTAGATGATGAACCTAATACAATAGGATATCTTGAAATCTATGATATAGTTAAATCTAAACTTAAAGAACTAATGAAGTCACTAAAATTAAATAGTGATGAATTTATAAATAACATCGTTAATAAAGTTGATACTGATGAACACATTAAAGAATTAGTTGGTGAGAAAAATAAAATAGTTACTAGACTTAATACAATCGACTCAATCATCATTAGATTATATGAAGATTTAGTAGAGGAAAAACTAAGTGGAAGTAACTATCAAAAGATGTTAGATAAATATCAAGATGAACAAAAGAAGTTAAACTCACAACTAATAGAAATTGAAAGTAAACTTACTCAGGAGAACAAGACGGAAGCTAATATTGAAACTTTTAAGCAAATAGCTAGAAAGTATATTGACTTTGATGAGTTGACTCCTGAAATCATTAATAATTTAATATCACATATAACAGTAAGTCATGTGAAAGTTATTAATGGTACAAAATTTAGAGAAATTAAGATTATCTATAAGTTTATAGGTTAATCTTTTATGGGGATACTCGTAATAGCCCTGTCGAAACGGGATTATTTTGGTTATCCTCAAGGTATTATTCTCCAGAACTTTGTAGGTTCATCAGCCCAGATGATGTAGGTTACCTTGATCCAAGTTCTATCAATGGATTGAATTTATATGCGTACTGTAATAACGATCCAATAAATTATGCCGATCCATCAGGCCACGTTGCAATATCTATTGGCTTATTATTGGCTATTGGAGGAATTGTAGGAGCTGCGATTGGAGCAGGAGCTAGTGTGGCAGGACAATATTTAGCAAACGGATGTAGTTGGGAAAACTTTAGTTGGGGACAACTTGCTCTAGATACAGTCTTAGGTGGAGTTAGTGGAATGTTATCTATGTCACCTTTAGGATGGGGAACTATGATTGCTGCTAATGCAGGTATTGGTTTTGTCGGAGCAGTTGGGGGTCATTTAATTAATGGAAGTGACTTTTCAAAATTGTCTACTTGGGTAGATATTGGATTATCTACTGGCCTAGGAGCGTTAGTTGAAGTAGTGGGTGGACCAGGTGCTTTAAATGCAGGATATCTAAACGGAGCAAAACAAACTGCTGGATTTATTAGAGCAGCAGGATTATATGATGATGTTTTAACAAAAGCTGTAACAGGTTTCTATAGAACCCCTGGTATTGCATCTAATGCTTTAAGACTATCAGGTCAAAATTTAGTTAAGCAATGGAATAAAATGGTTGTTAGTCAAGCAGGCAAAGCTTTAACTAAAGCATTGGCATATGGTGGTACTGCGTTATTAATTGGAACTGCAGGAAAAGGGTGGCTATATGATTGGTACAACAATTATTTTTAGGAGGATAAACTATGTTAGATAACATTTTGATAGTATTGATTTTGCTTTCAATAGTATTAAGTTTCTTTATAGTGAAGATTTGGAAGAAAAAATATTTTGTCAAAGAATTATATATTGGTGAAGGAGTATCAGTCGCACTCTATGTTATTACAATTGCAATTACGATTGGATTATTAACTATATATTGTATATTATCAAAAGGAGTAGTATATAGCTGGTTGTATTTGGCTATTGTGTTAATATTAGATTGGTTGCTATTGTTTGCATATTGTATTGGTGCTACTACTTGTATTTATTTAAAAGACAAAACACTGATTAAAAAGAATATTATTAATTCTAAACAAATCTTACTTAATAAAGAAATAAAAATAATTGAAAAAATTGATAAAAGAATTATTAAATCTAGTGAAAAATCAATTTCTATTAGTTCAAGGTATCTAACTGGAAATATAAATAGTTTAATGAATAATGTTAAAATAATAATTAATGAATAAATGGACTTTTGACAAAACTTATTTATTTTAAAATTTAGCGAATCTGCTTAATTGTAGGTTCGCTTTTCTATTTAATCTATTTTATAGATTATTCACTAAGAAAATGGTATAATAAGATATCAAGATTTAATATGGAATATTTTTCTGGAGGTGCATATTTGTGATAGTATTTTCTAAAAACGATTTTGAAAAAGATGGTGTAAGTTTTTTGTCTTTTGATGATAATTTTGAATTTGATGATTCTAATAAAATCATTTTTGGTTTTAATGGAATTGGAAAGACATCTATATATAATTATTTAAAGAAAACACAAAAAGATAATTACCAATTTCTTGATTATGAAAATAAACCGAAATTTACTGGTTCAGGAAAGAAAATTACAATTTCAATAGATCTTGTTGAATTAAATCTTTTATATATTGAAAGAGATAATATAAAAAAAAGATTATCAGTGAAAGAATGTTTTAAATCATTTGGAGTCAAAAACAAAACTGACGCTGAATCAATAAATGCTGATTTCGCTAGTTTTTATAATGGAAAAAAAATATTTAATATGGCTAACATTGATGAAAGTAAGTACAAAAAGATTTCTTCTTGTGTACAAATTAATGAGATTCTTGAATTGATAAAAAATATTGATAAAATTAATGAAATAACTGATATTACTTCAGAAATAAAAGATTACACTGAAAAATATTTGTTAAATGTTTTTGAATTGTTAGATAAAAATTTGGATAAATCAGTTACTAAATGTCCGGTTTGTGGTACGGAAAACGTTGATGTATTTGGCTATATTAATTCAAAAAGAAAAGAATTATTGTCTTTAAGTACTAATTTATTTGGAAAGTTTTCCCATGTTACTTCCAAAAATATAGATGAACAAGAACAAGCGTTAAATGAATTGATAGAAATTTCAAAAGAAGTAAATATTGAAACACTTATTTCAATTTGCATTTCAAATTGCAATTATGAAGAATATAAGAATATATCAAGAGATAACAATCGATTAACAGAAATAGAAAATAAAATTACAACCATAGAAGTTAAAAGAGATACTTTTTATAAAGCAATGTCCGAAAATAAAAACTTTGTAAAAGAGCAATTTGAGCAAATTTACAAAGGTTCAAAAATTACTTTTGATGACAGTAATAAGGAAATTAAAATTGATTTACCAAGAGACTTTAATACATATAGTACTGGCGAATTAAATGAATTGTGCTTAGTTATAAAACTGTTATCATTTAAAGGTAGCAGTAAACAATTGTTGATTATTGATGATCCTCTTAGTAGTTATGATTTTGTGAATCAATATAGAATAATATTTAGAATCGTAGAAGCAACAAAAAATGATAAAAGAATTATTGTATTCACACATAATATTGAGACAATTAATATTATTAATACACAATATAGCAATAAATTTAAGTATTATTATATTGAGAAATATAATTCAAAATTAATATTAGAACAAATCAAATCAGATAACATTATTAATTCTATTTTATCATTGGAGAGTATTAGAAATATGAATCCATATATAGATTTATTGGTTTATAGAGAAAATTGTGAGGAAGGACCATTGTTTAGTGGACATAAGGTATTCCATTATGATTCTTCATTTACATTTAATTCGAGCAATCCTAAAGAGTCTAATTTTAATGGACTTAGCAATGATGAATTGTTAAATTTAATTGAAAACACACCAGTTAAATATAAAAATTCATTCGAGGAAAATACAATTACAAAAATATTATATATTTGTGGTATAAGGGTGTGGATTGAAAATAAGATTAGAAACTTTATATTAACTTTAAGTGATCCCCAAAAAAGCAAGGTATCTAATAAATTTAATTCTAAAAACACGACTTTGGAAAGATTAAATGTTGTTCAGTCAATGAGTGAATTTAAAAATATGTTTCCTAATTATTTAAGGGAAAACTTTATGATGAAAAAGGTTATGTTAAATCAAGATTCACATTATAAAAGTCAAATCATACCTTTCAATTTTGCAATGAATATATCATTGGATGATTTGATAAGAGAAATAGCAGAAGTTAAAAATATTTTTGTAGAAAAGCAATAATACATTTGATTTCTTAAAAATAATTTGTAAATAATTCAATGAATTATAGAGTGTTTCCACATTATGGAGATAGGTAATAATAAGATCATATTATATAATTAATGTGGAGGTGCTTTTAAATGAAAGATATAATTTCAAAAAGAAGGAAAGAACTAGGATTAACTCAACAAGAGTTAGCTGATAAATTATTTGTAAGTGATAAGGTTATTTCTAAATGGGAAACTGGTAAAAGTGTGCCAGATACTTCTATATTAGTAGAACTTGCTAATGTGTTAGAAATATCATTAGACGAACTTTTAAAATCAGGTAAAGAAGGAACAGAATATAGTATCAAAACAGCTGTAGCTGATAAAGTAGATGTTAAGTATAAAAATGTTTTATTATTTACTTCGTTATTTATTGTCATAGGTACAGTATTGTTTTCTGTGGCTAAAATACTTGATTATAAAGATTATTATCAAGAATACCAAGTTACAATTACAATATTTTATGTACTAGCTATATTGTTTCTTATTTCTAGTCTTTTTTATTTCTTGATTACTCGAAATAAATTAATAATAGATTATCCAAGATTTAAAGAAGTTGATAATAATTACATTAAGAAATTAATTATTATTTATGGAATTGCAACGTTTATTATTACTTTAGTTATTACGATAACTCATAGATTGATTATTTTTGAACTACTAATAGTATTAGCAATTGCTGGGTTAATTGAAGCAGGCGTTTATTTGCTTGTATTTTATATAATAAATAAAATAAAAAATAAGTAGATATTATTTTTCTCTTACTAAGAGACATAGTTCTAGCAACATTTTAATAAAGATGTGATATTATAAAATTGTAAAGACAAGGAGGTTAATAATATGAAGAAAACCATATTAATTTTTATGTCACTAATTTTAGTTTCTTTTATTTCAGCTTGTAATGGTAACATGTCAAAAAACTACGAACCTGATCCAAGTGAATATGTAGAATGGGATGGAAATTATTTTTATTTTAAAAATTTTCGTTGTACTACTGATCTAAAATTAGAAGAGCCTTATATCACAGAAATAACTTATAATGATAAGACATACGCTATTGATGAAGTTAATGATTGTACATTTAAAGATGATAAATTACATATGACGTTTTATTTTGAGGTTGAGGAATTTGAAAGATGGACAGCGTATACTATATATTCGTTAGAAAACAAAGAAGTCGAATACCTATACATATATGAACACACAGGTTATGATTATGAAATAGATTTAAATAAAATTCTTGATATTAGTGATAATTATGCAGTCATTTCAGGAACTGGAAAGATAAGCAAAATTGATATAACTTCAAATGAAATTAAAACGATAAAGTGTAATAGCTATGAAGTTAAAAATGGCTATGCAGTTGTTAAAGATGAAAACGAATTGTTAGTTTCTACAATTGAAGATTTTAATTTTGAAAAAATAATGGATTTATCAAATGTTAGTTCACGTTTTGATTATTATATTCATAATGTTGATGATAAACCTTACTTACAGATTATTGATCAAACAAGTTCTAATATTAATGGTCAATATATAAATACCAATAGTTTGACTTATTATGATTTTGAAAGTAAATACTTTTATGAATTAGTCAAATTTGAAGATAATAAATCATTATCAATAGATTCAAATAATACTAGTATGTTTATGTTAGGAGAACCAAAATTAGTAAAATATAATCCGTATACACCTGATGATAAACATTTAGAATATGAATTATTTGTTGATAACAATATTTTATATACTGTAGAACTTGATGAAGATAATGGAATAGAACTAAAAGAATTGCATCATTTTGAATCTATAAAACATAATGAAGAATATACTCTTAATAAAATCGAAGATAATATTATTTATTTAAATAAAAGATATTTTAATAAACCTCAAAATCATATGTATTATAATCGTATAGATACTTCTATAGTTTATTTTGATATAGAAAAAAATTCTTTTATTGATAAAGAAGAACATGATTATGATAGGAAGATAATACTTGCTGAATATGGCAATATTGTTTATTACGTTAAAACTAAGAGACAAGGTGTTTTTATGGCTGAGGACAAAGTTCACTTTTATCTTTATAGATTTGATAAGACAACTCAAGAAGAGGGTTTATTAAATTATTTTGTAAATCTTAATAATGATTTAAGGTTTGATAATTATTTTTATAACAATGAACAAACTGATTTAGAAATTTTAGTAAGAAACTCTTAAATTTAAAATATATTTTGAATAGTATTTTTTAACTAAACTTTATACATTGGAACCGAAAGGTTCCTTTTTTTATGTTTTTATAGGAAATGGGTGGTAATTTGTTATATCAAATGTCCGTAACTATTGAGAGGATAATTTATTTTTATTAATCTTTCAAAATAGGTTCATAAATGCACAACTAACTTTCCAGTAACTGTTGAAGGGTGTTTAAAAAATTGATGAAAACCCCATCAAATTGATGTTGAAAACACCAGTACTATTGAGTAAATATAAAAAAGTTAAAGAAATTTAATCAAATAGGTACACAAACGCATATGTAAGTTTCCAGTACTATTAGAGGGATATTAATTAATTTAATAAAATTTAGTGTTTCAACCTCTCACTTTGATGGTTTAATGTCCGTTACTATTGAAGGCATATTTAGAGAAATTTTAAAAACTTTTGTAGATGCCTCCTCAAAATAACTTTGAAATCTCCTGTAATTATAGAGGCAGATAAATTTATTTTAATTATTTTTACTCAAAGGGCCATCAAAGATAGTCAAAAATTCCCATTACTATTGAGGAAACATAAAAAAATTAAAAAAGTATCAAGTTTCACCCCGACACTTTGGCTTCTAAAAGTCCGTTACTATTGAAGGGATTAATTTTGTTTTAGTTAAGACCCCCGCATTTGATACTTCTAATGTCCGTTACTATTAGAAGGAATAATTATAAATAAGTTAGAAAGGAGTTGATTACGATTATTTAAATTAGTTACTTTTGGTTACAATTCTTATTTTTTATAGAGCTTACAAAATAAGCTCTTATTACAGACACATTTATATATAGATATATAAGTGTGCTTGTATTTATTAAATCTACAATGAAAGGAGTGATTATTATAGAGGAAAAAAGAAAAGTAGATTTTCATAGTACACAACTATACATTAACAAGAAAGAAGATGTAGATGCATTAAATGAAGACTTTGAATCTTTAGGTTTAACAAATAAAAGTGATTATCTAAGAGGATTAATAATGCTTGGATTAGAAACTAAAAAGAATAAAGAAAGAAATGTGTCTATAAAAGAAAAAGAATCATTAGTTAAATTAGATGAACTGTCTAATAAAATAAATGAAATTAAAGATTTATTAAGTAATATTGATTCAAATGATTTGGTTTATGAACTATTTGAAGAATTAAAGAAATCATTTGATGAAACATTTATGACTGTAATAGGTACAGTAAATAAAGTTAATAAAAAAATTGATTTAGTTACAGAACATTACGATAAAGTATTAGGTTCAATTTATAGGTTGCTTTATTCAATGTGCTTAAAAGAAAGAATAAGTAAAAAAGATTTAGATAATGGTATATTTGATGAACTGCCAGATAGATTAAAAGGAGGTGATTTAAATAAGTAGATTATCTCAAACAGTGGTAGCTAAACTACATTATTATGATTTAAAAAGTACTGATAGAGATTTTTATTCATCATCAAGTGGTAATGATTATATAGGATATGTTTCTAAAGGTATAACTGAAGCTAGAACTTATGATTATGTATCTTATATGGATGATAATGATAAATCTTCAGGTGTATTTGATAGTAATGGTCTATTATCTAAACAAGATATTAAAGTTTTAAGAAAGATGTTAAGAGAAACTAGATCTTGTATTTGGGATATGGTAATTAGTTTTGAAGAACTATTTGGTAAAGAACACTTGTTTCACTATGAACAAACAATAGGATTATTAAATAATATACTACCTAAATTCTTTAAGAGTGCTAACTTAAATCCTAAGAATATTATTTGGTATGCAGGACTTCATGAAAATACAGATAATAGACATATTCATATTTCATTCTTTGAAAAAGAACCTACATTTTATAATCATAGAAAAAAAGAATATAAATTCCATAGAGGTAAGATTCCGATAACTGCTGTTAAAGAATTAAAACTAAATGCTGAAAATTATTTTAACACACCAATGGAAGAATTAAAGATTAAGCATAAAAAGCTTGTAGAATCTTTAAAATTAGAACTAGCAGATAAATCCTTTGATGAGTTTGAAGGTAGTCTTAAATGGCTTTTAAAAGGCTTATTTGAAGAAATTCCAAGAAGTGGAAGAACTAGTTATGATTCAGAAAATATGAAGCCATTTAAAGAAAAAATTGATAACGCTATTACTTTAATTTTAGAAAAAAGTGTTTATAAAGATGACTATAAAATTATGTCAGATACAATAAATGAACATGATGAAAAGTTAAAGAAAAAATGTAGAAAATATAATCTTGATGAAAATGAATATTTATATGAACCCAAATTTAAACATGATTTATATCGAAGAATGGGTAATGTTTTAATTAAAGAAATAGTTAATCAAAGAGAAAAAGAATATAAAGAACTTCAATATATTAAAAATGAAAAATATAGAAGACGTGCTGAACTTAAGAAAACTGCTTATTTATTATCAAGAGCCTGTGAAATAGCAGATAGAACATATGATGAAGCTTATGAAGTATTCTTAGAATTTCAAATAAAGATGAGAAATGCTGAAATTGAAAGACTAATTGAAAAAGGTATTTTAGATAAAGATGAACTAGAAAATGAGATGTAATTATTAGTTATTTTTAGTTAGTTTGATAGAAATAGCAACAGGATAAGAGATGTACCCAATTTTTGGTTACCTCTCTAAGTTTCGCAAATGGGATACCCATTTCGATTTGTTAGAAAAGAAAAAGGAGGAAGAGTTTATAGGATTAAAAATTAAAGAAATTAATAATGAATTAGTAATAGTTAATGAAGAATTAACTGATAGAGAATTAACAAGTAATTTTTATATAAATGAGTATTTTAGATTATGTGACAAGATTATTTTAATGAGTCTTAATCTAGAAGAAGGAATTGTAATGAGTGTAGGTAAAGATACTTATGTCATTAAAGAATCATTTAATAAAAACAGAACGATGTCGGAAATAATACAAAAGTTAATAAGAATAGATATAAACAAATTGACCTAATTTGCAAGGTCTAACTAATGCAAATGATGGACGAAATAATAACACCTATGGTATAATAGTAGTGTCAAAATAGTCCATTTAGTTATAGGAGGAAAATGAAAGAAACTAAACTAAATAAGACTGCGATATATTGTCGTTTATCGCAAGATGACGGAATGGTTGGTGATTCATCTAGTATTCAAACACAGAAAATGATGCTTGAACAATTTGTGAAAGATAATAACTTTGTATTATATGATATCTATGTTGATGATGGTTATACTGGTTTAAATTATAATAGACCAGGATTCCAAAGACTTCTTGAAGATATTGAAAATGGTAAGATTGATATTGTTGTAACTAAAGACTTATCTAGACTTGGTAGAGATTATATTATGACTGGATATTATACTGAAATATATTTTCCAGAACATAATGTAAGATACATTAGTGTTAATGATAATATTGATACTTTATATGACAATAACGATATCGCACCATTTAAAAATATCTTAAATGATATGTATGCTAAAGACATATCAAGAAAAGTTAAAACTGCTAAAAGACAAAGAATGTACAAAGGTTATTACATCTCTTGTCAATGTCCTTATGGTTATAAAGTAAATCCAAACAACAAAACTCAATTAATAGTTGATGAAGAAGTAAGAGAAAATGTTAAGTTAATATTTGAACTATCTTTAATGAATTTAGGAAGTAAAAGAATTTGTAATGAATTAAACAAAAGAGGTATTCCTACTCCTGGAGCTTATAAAGCAGCTTCTGGTGAACAACGATTTATTAACTTACTAGAATCAACTAAATCATCAAGAAGAAATTATGATGTGAGGTTATGGAATACTGATACAGTAAATAAAATCTTAAAAGATAGAGTTTATGTTGGTGATATGGTTAATCATAAATATGAAGTTAAAAACTATAAGACAAAGAAAAGAACAAAAGTTCCAGAACATGAAAGAATAATTGTGAAAGATACTCATGAACCTATTATCTCTAGAGATGATTTTGAAAAAGTTCAATTAATGATAAGTAATAGAAAATACGAAAACAATTATACAAATCCTAATTTATTTAAAAGTATAGTTAAATGTAAGAAATGTGGAAGAACATTAACATTTTGTTACAACAAAAGAAATAAATCAGGAATAAGAGTTTATAAGTATGCTTGTATGGGAAGATACTTAGGAGATAAAGATATTCACGAAAGTGTTTCTATTATGTATAAAGATTTAGAAGAAATTGTTACAACAAGATTAAAATCATTAATGGAATCAATAAAAAATAAAGGCGATGCCTTTATTGAAGATATTATTTCTAGTATTGATATAGATAGTGAAAGTAAACAATTAGATGTTCAAAAGACTAAAATTGAATCAAGATTAAATGTTATAACAAAATCAATAAAGAAGTTATATGAAGATAATGTATGTGGAAGAATTACAGATGATAACTATCAAATCCTACTTACTGATTTTCAAAAAGAACAAAAAGAATTAATTAGTAAGTTAGAAGACTTAACGACAAAATCTAACAAGTACAAAACTCAATTTGATAGAATTAAAGAGTTTAGACAAGTAGCTGATAAATATCTAAACTTTACTGAACTTACAAATGAGTTAGTACATTCACTTATCGATCATATTGAAATTGATGTCAATACGATTGATAATAAGAAAATAAAAGAAATTAATATTATCTATCGATTTATTTGTTAGGTAATATTCAAGGATAATCAAGATTATGACGTCGAAACTCAGCTTTATTGGGTATCCTCACGTTACTATTCGCCTGAATTATGTAGATGGATTTCACCAGATTCAATCGAATATTTAGATCCAGAAAGTATCAATGGATTAAACTTATATGCGTACTGCAACAACGACCCAGTAATGTAAAATTAAAGACCCCAATAAAAATGTTAAATTTACCTAATTTGCTTGCTATATGAATTAAATTATGTGTTTTTATTGAAATAATAGCTTATATTTGATAAAATATAAGTGAAATTAAACAACCTTGATAGTTTTTATAAATTACCTAAGGATTTAATATAAAAAATGATACTACTCTCTTTAGGTAATACTATAGGGAGTTTTTTGTTTATATTTCATACAATGTAATAAGGAGGTATTAATCATATGTTTAAAAACAAAATAATTAAATTATTTTTAATATTGGGTGTGATTCTCTTTAGCCTCGTTGGAGTTGTTGGTTGTAGTAATCCAACTGTTAGTGATAATGTAAATGCTACATATATTAGAACTCATTTTGAAGATGATGAAGGGAATTGTGAATTTAAAGTTGTAAACAATCACATTGATTTGGTATCACTATTAGAAGATGATGCTCCTGAAAAATATGATGACAACTTTTTTGAAACAAAATCTCTTCTAGTTTTTAAAATAGTTGAATCAAGTGGTGGAAACAAAAGTGAAATAGAATCTTATGAAATTATAGATAAAACACTTAATGTCTATGTTAAAACCAAACAATATGGAGAAACTTGTGATATGGGATATTGGTGGTTTATTTTAGAATTAAATAAAGAAGAATTTGAAACTTTTGAAAGCATTAAAATATTCAAAAATGGTGATGAAATTATGAATGAAACAACAAATGAAATGAAATCTTTCTACACTTTACAAGAAGCATATAACGAAAGTTTACTTAATATTGAAGTTTTAGAAAAAATAGCAGCATATCATAACAATGGACAGCAAGCTAAAGACAAATTAGATGTAGAGATTATTAATCAAATTAAAGAAATAGCAGCATATAATTGGCAAAATGATGAATTGACTCCAGTAATTAATGCTAAAGCTGAAGACTTTGTAATTACTAAATATTATGGAACATATAATAATATCATAGTTTTTATGATTAATAATCCTTATTTTGAATCTCCAGCTGAAGACCTTGATATTATAGAAACAGTTGCTGGTATTGATTTTTATTATTCATCAACTGATAGAATATTCGTTTTTGAAAATATTAATTGTAATTAAGGAGAACTATTTTGTATGAATAAAATGATAAGAATACATAAAAATTTAACTTTTTTAATAGTATTAACTTTTATCATAATATTGACTCAGTCAAATAATATTACTGTTTTTGCGTCTAATTATAGTGAAAATTTACTTTATAATGACCAAATTTTAGAGGGTGACTTTGAGGATGATAATGTTATTGTTGTTTTAAATTCAAAAGTAAGTAAAATAAATAAAATGCATAATGCAAAATATTTTAAGGGGATTGAGATTGAATCCATAACAGACTTGACAAAACGAGAGTATAATTTTAAGAGTAAAAACAATGATTTTAAACAAATTTTGCAAATACACTTAAAAGAAAAAGGAAAAGAAAATGTTTTGAATGCTATTTCATATTTAGAAAACTTGGATGGTGTATACAGCGCTGAACCTAATTATATTTTTGAAAATACAGTTGATCCTGATGATCCTAATTATATTGATAATAAGTTATGGGGGTTAAATGGTACAAATGGAATAAATGTTGAAAATGCTTGGAATTTTACGACAGGAAACAATACAATTAGAGTGGGAATCATTGATACTGGTATTTCAAACCATGTTGATTTGAATGCAAACTTAGTTTCAGGAAGGGATACTTTTAACGATAATGATATAACAACTGATGATACTCATTCACATGGTACCCATGTTGCAGGAACTATTGGTGCAGTAGGAAATAATGGAACTGGAGTAGTAGGGGTGAATTGGAATGTAGCGTTGGTCCCATTGCAAGCGTCAAATTCAGATAATAAATTTGCCTCTAGTGATGTAGTTGAAGCAATAGAATGGGCACAAGACTTGTGGGACACAGATGAACGTATTTCTATAATAAATTATAGTGTTAGCGGTTTTGGTAGTTCAACTGCTGTAAGAACTGCGATAAGTGAATATAATGGTTTATTTATTTGGGCAGTGGGTAATGATACAGCTGATATTGATGAAAGAGTAGAAATATATGGTAGTTTTAATTTGGATAATATAATTTCTGTGGGAGGATTAAACAGTGATGGAACTCGTCGTTCCACTTCGAATTATTCAACAAATAATACAAACGTTCATATTTATGCACCAGGCACTAATATTTATAGTACAGTTCCAACTTCTTTTTCTTCATCTGGATATTCTTATAAATCAGGAACATCAATGGCTGCTCCTCATGTAACTGGAGTTGCTGCATTACTATTATCACTAAACAATGAATTAACTACTAGTCAGTTAAAACAAGCAATTTTGGGAAGTGCAAATGAAATCACTATTTCAATTCCTGATAATTCAGAAGAAGCTGAAGTGGGGGATAAAATAGAACAAGAGGTCTTAAAACTTGATGCTTATAATGCAGTTAAATATGTATTAAAAAATTATGGTTCATCAACAACTTTAAAATATAACACTAAATCATTAAGTGGTTCTGTTGATTCAACAAGTACTTTTTTTAATGAAAAAAACTATTTTCTAAAAATGAATGTTGAAAATGCATACGAATATGATTTTACAATTTCATCATCTAGTGCATTAGAAGTAACATTGTATGATTCTAATTTCAATGAAATAAACGTTTCTCAAACATCAACCAATGGAGGTTTAACAAAAACATTTAGTTACTATTTATCAGTTGGAACATATTATCTACAATCTAATTATATTAGTTCTTCTGCAAACGGTACTATAAATGTTTCTATTGTTGGTGAATCACATTCACATTCATATACAATGCAATACTATAACTATAAATGGCATAAATTAACATGTGAGTGTGGGCAAACTACAGGTTCAACACAAGTACATACAATTTTACAGTCAGAGATTGTAAACGGAAGGTACGCTACGTGTTTGGGATGTGATCATTTATTAGATTTAAATTCAGATATGGCATTAGTAGGAGGAATCAATAGCGCTTCAGTAACACAAGTTTCAATTAACGGTAGTTACATTTTGCCAAGTGGAATTATTGTTTTAGTTGATGAAGATTTAGAAGCTTATTTAAATGGCACTTTAGTTTTCTATGATAAAGATAAAGTACCAGTACTTCAATAATATAATTTATAATTAGTTTTTAAGGTGCTTCATTGAATAGATGTTGCACCTTTTTATAACTTTTGAAAACGAGCAAATGATTTTATTGAATTTATAAATATAAATCTTTAATAGGAGGCCATTTTAATGTATTACACAACAGAAAATGAAAATTACCGTAAATATGGAATAGTACTTCTTGAAGTATATGATGAAACCTTAAGAACTACTGTTTATCATTATCGTAAACCAACTCCTAGTGAACGAAAAGAAATAATTTTAAATTATATTATCGATAATAGTGGTACACCTATTAAAGTTAATTATTTATCATCAAAACTAGCAGTTAGTGATAGAACTATACAAAAGATAATAAAAGAATTAGCTAATGAAGGATTGATTAAAGTAGAACCTTGTTTTATTAATGGTAGACAATCAGGAAATAAGATTACTTATATTGGTGAACCAAGAATTAAAACTGGTAAAGAATTAACATTAGATCTACTTTATGATATTACTAACCCTTATGGATTTAGAGATTGGGACTGGGGAGAATTTAAACTACATCCTAATTTAGATCTAGAAGAAAGAATTAATCAATTTGAAATATTAAAAGATCATAAAGAAGAACTTAGGAAAAGAAGAGAAAATTTTCTTTCTAAATAATTATATATTAAGCACAAGGCTTGTTTCATAACTGAAGCAAGTTTTTTTATTATGCAAAAAAAATAAAAATTATTAATTACTAGGTGGTAATGAAGGGTGAAAATTAGTATATTCCTTTGAAGGCAAAACTATGTCTTTAACAGGCACATTTATAAAATATTTTAAAAAATTTAAAGTCGGACCCCATCACCTATGGGTGAAATTTAGTATAGGTAAGTGAAGGGAGATGAAAGGAGGTGATTAAATTCATCTAATTAGTTACTTTTGGTTATTATTCTTATTTTTATAGAGCTTATTAAATAAGCTCTTATACAGACACATTTATTAATATATAAGTGTGCTTGTGTTTATTATTTATCAAATGAAGGGAGGAATGCTTATAGGAATATTTGATAATAAACAGAAAAAGAAAAAAGTAAATAAAAAAGAAAATGTGCATGAAGAAAAGAAAGATAAAGAACTTAGTTTTTATTACAACACAATCTATATTAAAGATAATTCTTTAAATGAAGAATTAATTAATGATTTTAAAAAGTGTGGTTATAAAAATAAATCAGATTATTTAAATCTATTAATTAAAAAAGGTCTTGAATCTAAAAGGAAAGAAAAAGATATTTTAAATAATGAAGGTCTTACTAAAGCTGTTGAAAATTTAATAGTTAAATTTGAATCATTAGAAAAAGCAATATTAAGTGAACAAGAAACATTTATTAAATTAATTAATGAGGTAATTAACAATGGATGAATCTGGGAATGTTGTTATTTTACTTAAATATTATGGTAAAAGTTCTAAAAGAAGATCTTTTTATGATTCAAGTGATAAGAATGATTATTTAGAATATGTGTCTCAAGGTATTAATCAAAATAAAGTAATTGATTATATTGATTATTCAGGAGATGAAGAAAAATCTAGTGGTGTGTTTAATCAGCTTGGATTACTTTCTAAAGTTGATAAAAAGAAACTAAGAGAAAAATTAAGAAATAGTAATTCTTGTATATGGGATATGGTTATATCTTTTAAAGGTGAATTTGGTCTTAATAATTTAAAAGATTATCAAGATGCCTTAGATCTAATAAATAAAATATTTCCTAAATTTATTAAAGAATGTGGATTAGAAATAGATAACATTACTTGGTATGCAGGACTTCATACTAATACTAAAACAAGACATATTCATTTATCATTTTTTGAAAATGAACCTAGAACTTATGATAGGTTAACTAAAGGAGTTAAATATCGTTATGGTAAGTTACCAATAGATGCAATTAATAATTTTAAAATGAATATGGAAAAACATTATATGTCACCAATTACAAAAGTGATTCAACTTAGAAAACAAGCAATTGAAGAAGCAAAAGATTTAATATCAGGAAAATCTACAAGTGGTAAAGAAAAACTTATTAGAAAGCAAATTAAGTACTTATTTGACCATATTCCAATTAGTTCTTATAAATCTTATGGAAGAGAAGAAATGAAACCATATAGAGAAATAATAGATTCAATATCTGAATATATCTTAGAAACAAGCAGTGTTAATTCTTTATATTTAATTACTTTAGATGACATTAATAAAAGAGATGAAGAACTTGAAAGATTGTATAACTTTAATCGTATCAAAAAAGAAAAAAGAAAGTATTATGGAACAACTTTTGAAATAGATTTAAAGACAAGAATGGGTAATGCAATTATTGATGAAATCGCTAATGCAAGAATGAGCATTGGAAGAAGAATTAGAAGTAAGAAAAAATCTAAATCTAAATATCGTAAAGAAGAAATCTTAAATCTAGTTTATCAAACATTTAAACATAATCTAAAAGTAATAGATGAAGCTACTAAAGTATTTGAAGAATATCAAAAGAAATTAAAAGAAGCTGAATTTAATAGATTAGTAGAAGAAGGTATTATTGATAAAGAAGGAAACTTAAGAAATGATAGTGAAATGGAAATGTAGCTATTATTTACTTAACTTAACAAGATAAGAAAAACTAAAACATAGTTTTTCGGTGTTTCTCAACTTGGATACCAAGTTCGATTTCATAATTTTAAGAAAAGAGGAGGACAAATTTATAGAGTTAAAATTAATAGAAAATAAAGGATTAAAAAGAATTATTATTGAAGGATTTAGTAATGATAGATTACTTACTTCAAAAGAATTTATTATGAAGTTTAATGAACTTCAAGAAGAAATAGAATTAACTAATTATGAATGTGTTGATAATAAAACAATATTTATAGTTAATAGAACTTATAACGGAAAAAGAAATTTAAAAGACATAATCTCACAACACCTACTAGAAGAAATAGATGCTCAAAATGATGGAGTATATGATGATAATGTGGTATAATATTGCTATAGCAAGCTTATTAGGTAATGTTGGTTAGGAGGTAATTAATATTAAACAACAAGACAAAATAACTGCATTACTATGTAGGCTATCTAGAGAAGATGAATTAGTAGGTGATAGTGAGAGTATACAAACACAAAAGAAGATGTTATATCAATACGCTAAGGAACATCATTTTACAAACATAGTTTATTATGTTGATGATGGGTATAGTGGAACAACTTTTGATAGACCAGAATTTCAAAGATTAAAGAATGATATTGAAAAAGGAAAAGTTGGAGTAGTTATTGTAAAAGACTTATCTAGACTTGGAAGAGATCATATTATGACTGGCTATTATTTAGAACATTTCTTTCCTGAATATAAAGTAAGATTCATAGCTATTAATGATGATGTAGATTCGGAAAAAGGAATAAATGATTTCACACCATTTAAAAATATAATGAATGAGTGGTATGCAAAAGATATTTCTAAAAAGATTAGAAGTGCTTATAAGATTAAAGCAATGAATGGAGAGTTTACAGGAGCATACGCTCCATATGGATATAAAAAGAATCCAAATAATAAACATCAATTAATCGTTAATGAAGAAACTGCTAAAGTTGTAAAAAGAATATTCCAAATGGCGTGTGATGGATTAACAGCTTATCAAATTTGTAGAGTATTAAGAGAAGATAAAGTTTTAAAACCACGAGCACAAATAATGAATGATAATGGTAGATATTATAATCCATTATGGGTGAAACACCCTTATGACTGGAGTACAATGACTATTTATGCAATGATTAAGAATGAAGAATATTTAGGTCATCTAGTATGCAATAAAGCATCAACTTCATCATATAAAAGTAAAAAGTTATTACCAGTAGATAAAGATAAATGGATTATTAAGAAAAATACTCATGATGCAATTATCGATGAAGATACATTTAAAAGAGCAAATGAAATCTTTTATCGAATTAAAAAACGTCCTAAAAAGGACGGAAAGAGAAGTATGTTTTCTGGACTACTTAGATGTGATGTTTGTGGTAAAGCATTATCATTATATTCTAGTGATAAGAAATGGGATTCATTTTGTTGTGTGACTTATCGTTCGTTTGGAAAGAGTTATTGTTCGGCTCATTATATTAGATATGAGAACTTATATGATTTTGTATTAAATGATATTAGAAAACAAATTAAGTTAGCTTTAAGTGATAAAGAAGCATTTATAAAAAGTATTATGATTAATACAAATCAAAATGAACAAAGATCTAAATTCTTATATGAAAAAGAAATTAAGAAACATGAAGTAAGACTTAATGAGCTACAAAAGATTGAAAAGCGTTTATATGAAGATATGGCACTTGAAAGGATAACACCTGAAATGTTTGGTAATCTCACGAAAGATTATGAAGAAGAAAAAAAGAATTTAAAGAAAAGAATTGAAGAACTATCAAATGCAATTAATTTAAATAAAGATACTGAAAAGCAAGTTCAACACTTTATAGAACTAATAGAAAAGTATAAAAACATTAAAGAACTTGATGCAAAAATTCTAAATGAATTAATTAATAAGATAGTTGTTTATGAAAGAGAAATTATTAATGGAGTTAGAACTCAAAAAATAGAGATAGAGTATAATTTTGTTAATAAAATAAAAAACGGGTCTTAATTTTTACAAGACACCTATTATGTATGCCGATCCAAGTGGACATGCACCTTGGTGGAGTTGGGCGTTATCTGGATTACAATTAGTAGCTGGAGTCGCATTATGCTTTGTTCCAGGTATGCAAGGTTTGGGAGCTTCATTAGCAATTGGTGGAGCAACCGGATTAATTATGAATGTTTTAGAGCCTCAATTAGCTCAAGCCATAGGAGGAGTAGGATCCATGGCGAATGGTTATGGAGCTATTTCTACAGGAATTAGTTTAATGGGACTAGGAGGTTGGTCTATTCTAGCTGGATTAGGCTTAATCTTAATTGGTGCAGGAACAATGGCTTTTGGTGCAAACGAGGTTGTAGATGCTATGACTGGTACAAATTATATTCAAAAGTGGACTGGCATGAGTGATTCAGCATATGCTTGGTCATATTTAGGATTAAACTTTGCATCAAGTGTTGGACAAGCGGCAGGCAATATGTACCACTTACATGCTACAAGACAAGTAAGATACAGTAATAATGGCGCTAATGTTAAGGGATATAGATATTTTGATAGAAAAGGTAATCCATTCTTTGATTTTGATTATCCTCACGGTAATATACGATATAATCATTGGCATGGGTGGAATGGACCTGGTTTGACAAATAGAAGCGTTCATGATCATTGGAATTATTTAGAATTGATTTGGTGGATGTTTGGAGGAATGTAAATGAAATTTAAACCTAATTATGGTAGTGATTTGTTAAATAAAGCTTATGAGAAATTTTTTAAAGGAGAACCTTTGTCCTATGAAGAATTTGTAATTATGCTTTCGACAAATGATGAGTTATATTTTATGTATCAAGGAAAAGAGTACCAAATTGAACATTCAGGTAATAATATTGTGCATATGTGTGTTTCTAGATATGAAAAAAATAATATTATTTTAGAAAGAAATGAAAAATTTAGTTCTATTATTGAATTATTAGGCAACTTTAAAATAGCTGGTAAAAGTATTCATGAAATATGGCCAAATGTCTACTTTACAAAATCAAAATAAGAAAATTAAATTAACACAAACTTGCAGAGGGTGTGTCTATCCAAGTAGGTGGATACACCCTTTTTCTTTATAAATGAAATAAAATTTAAAATATGATAAAATTATACGAGGAGGTGTAGATATGCTTGTGTTTGTTAATAAAAAGAATGTTGAACCATATTATACTGTTTTGTTGGCAGTAAAATATGCAGGTTGGAGAACAAAAGTTGTTTTTTATGATCCATTTAATTGCTTGATTAAAATGGAAAAAATGTGGCAACCAAGCAACAATTATTCTAGAAGAGCATTTTACATCTTAAAAGAATCTAATGAATGGATAGAATCTAATAAATGGATTGGATTTAATTGGATAATTAATGAGATTAATAAACAAACTATTTTTAAAAGACGTAGATTTTCATCTCAAAGCATTAATATTGCGAAAGAAAAATATAATGCTCTTGTTGTTAATGAATGGAATGAAATAAAATCAATAGAGAATATCGAAGAATTAAAAAATATTGCAATTGATTTTCATGATGCTCATATTTCAAAAGTAGAAAAGTTTGAAGATTATCAAGTTATAGATTTTAATACTACATGGGGATGTCATATTTTATTAAAAGTTTATGATATACAGGAAATTGAGTTGAATTATGATCTACCTAATGATTATGATATATTTGCAGATTCTACTATTGAAATAATTAATGATAATTATATTTTTAACTTTAATGCAATGTTTTGCGATGAAAATGGTAATGAAGCGATTAATAAAATAATTTGTAAAAAGGCTTTTTGGAAGTTTGTTGTTTCAAAGTGTAAAAGATATGAAGATGAGGATTAGTATATGAAGATAAATAGTGCAAAAATGTTTGAATACTATAACGATTATATTCCTTGCAATTGTGGTGATTGTAGATATTTCATAAAGCATATTGAAACTGAAAAACCAGAACTATGTGAATATTTAAGAACACTAGGTATTAATCCATTAAAACCATTTGAATTAATGTCAATATATTATGAAAAAGATAAAAGAATTGAATACTTTGATTGTGCTTATGTTGTTTTTGGAATAATAAATGAAAGTTTTGAAAAAGAAGTAAATGGAATAAAACTTTCAACTTGTTCAAAAGAAAGATATCCTTTATTAGATACTGATGAAGAATACTTTTTAATTTCATTTGGACCTATCTCTATGAATTGTGCATATGTATATAATCGCCATTTTACTTTCAATGATAAAGTTCAAATTATTAAAAAAGCTATTGATGAAGTTGATCCAATGGGATTATTAGTAATGCATTGTCCAAAAGATGAATATATTCAAGAAGCAACAATTATTGCTAAACAAATTAAAATTAAGAAAGCTAATTTTGTAAAGGGTAAATATATTCAAGAAGTATTTAAAAAGCAATTTGATGAAGCTATTTCAATGAAAAAGTGTAATGATATTGCAAGAAGAATTATTATTTATCTTGATATGAAAGATTATTTTAAAGATTTTGAATAAAACGAAACCTTAAAAGGAAAAGTTACTTTCAATAATTATGAAATTACTTTAAAAATACACGATGATTTTATAGTTAAGCATAAAGGTAATTATACTTATTTAAACGATAAATTTTATTATGATATTGAAGAACAAGATTTATTAGATAGTTTATGTGGTTTTATTGAAGATAATGATACTATTTATGTTCAATATAAGCATTATCATTTTGGTTTCCATTTTGGTCATTCTGGTTATTTTAAAGAAATAAAAAGATCTAAATACTCTTTTGAAAAGTTAAAACACAAAAAAGACATAGAATTAATCTTTGATAATAAAGGAGTTATCTTTTCTAGAAAAATAAGTAATCTATCTAAAGAAGCAATAATTGAACTAATGTTCAATGATCCAATTAAAGAACAATATGAAAAGGTATTTTATTCACCAGATAAGGTTAAAAGATTAATTGTTTCGAAAAATAATATAGGAAGCTATTCATATCATGTTGAAAAGCTAACAATATTAGAAGGGGAAGAAATATATTGGTGTGGTAACCATGCTTTTTGGGAACCTATATTTAGCGGTGGTGGAGTATCTTTTTATGAAAATACTGACGATTTACTAAAAGATATTAATGCTGAAATAAGAGGTTGGATAGAGAAATAAGATTATTGCACAAAAGGTGAAGAGTAAAATCTTCATCTTTTTTTGTGTTTAAAATAAAAAATTCAACTTTTTCCAATGAACACCCCATCAAAATGATGTTGAAATCTCCAGTACTATTGAGAGGACATGAAAAAATTTTAAGAAATTTACTAACATGGGTACACAAAAGCATACCTAAGTTTCCAGTAACTATTAGAAGGATATAAATTATTTTTTCAAAAAAGGTGGTAATTTGATTGTACAAATGTCCGTAACTATTGAAGAGAATATTTCTTTAAATGTGAAAATAGAGGTGAAAAGATGGTAGTTAAATTTAACTAAAATAGGTAAAAATATATCATTTCCGGAAACAGGATAAGGCGTGAATCACTCTGCATCACTTGTCTCACGCCTAGGTGTTGTAACTGGGATACCCAGCTTACAAAATTTATAAACAAATAGATGGATGTAAACATAAACTTGTGGTATCATCATGATGCAAGTTTGTGAAGGAATTGGAGGAAAAATTGAAAGATAATAAAATTTACAACACAGCTTTATATTGTAGACTATCACTTGATGATGGAAGTGTAGGAGAATCAGGAAGTATTCAGACACAAAAGATTATTTTAGAAGAATATGCTAAAATGCATGGATTTAAAATTTATGATGTTTATGTAGATGATGGTTATTCAGGCCTTAATTTTAATAGACCAGGATTTCAAAGAATGATTCAAGATATTCAAGGTGGTAAGATTAATTTAGTTATTACTAAAGACTTATCAAGACTTGGAAGAAACTATATTGAAACTGGTTATTATACAGAACATTACTTTAAAGATGTAGGAGTTAGATATATTGCTATTAATGATGGTATAGATACCATTAATGATAATAATGATATCGCACCATTTAAAAACATCTTAAATGATATGTATGCAAAAGACTTATCTAGAAAAGTAAAAGCCGCTAAAAGAAGTAGAAATCAAAAAGGATTATATACTGCAGCTCAAGTACCTTATGGATATAAAAAAGATCCAGAGAATAATAATCATCTAATCGTGGATGAAGAAATAAGACCGATTATTAAACTTATCTATAGATTAGCATTAGAAGGTCATGGTTGCCCTAAAATTGCGTCTATTTTAACTGAGAAAGGTATTTATACTCCTGGTTATTATAAACGTCTTAAAGGCGATATTAGGTTTGCTAGATTTAAGAATAAAGGTTGGACTTATGTAACAGTAAGAAAAATACTTGGTGATGTTGTATATCTAGGACATATTGAATCTAATAAATATGAAGTAATTAACTATAAAACAAAGAAATGTGTCCCTGTACCTAAAGAAAGACATTTAATAGTTAAGAATACTCATGAAGCAATTATTTCTCAAAGTGATTTTGATGCAGTTCAATCTATGATAGCATCTCGAACTCATCCTTGGGTACATAATCATGAAAACTTATTTAAAGGTATTATTTATTGTGCTCATTGTGGTAATAGAATGGCTCTAGTTTATCAAAAAAGAAAATATGGTACAGTAAGTCATACATATAAATGTACAACTTATATGAGAAATAAAGATTACTGTCCTAGACCTAATACTTTACTTCATAGACAAATTAAATCAATCGTAGAACAAGAGTTAAGAGATTTAACAAAAAACATTAATAGAGAAGACTTCTTAACTATGTTAATAGAAAGAAAAAAGAAAGAATCATCAAATATTGATATTGAATCTAAAATAAGTAAGTTAGAAGCTAGAAAAGATAAGTTATATCAACTAACTAAGAAAGTATATGATGATGCTTTAAATGAAATCATTGATAGTGAAACTTCATCTAAAATGATTAAAGAATATCAAGAAGAACAAAAGAAAATAACAAGTGAAATAGAAACACTTAAAAATCTTAAACAAGAAGAAGAGTCTACAATAGAAAATTACAAATTATTAAAAGAAAAAGTAAATGAATTTTTAGAGTTTAAAGAACTTAATTCACTAATAGTTCATTCGTTAATATCTAGGATAGAAGTTGGATATAGAGATAATCCAAGGACTATTAAAATATATTACAAGTTCATCGATGATTCTATATCAAATTAATATGGATTTAAGACAACTTGTGATATAATATTAGGTGTAATAGTAAAGAGAAGATTGGAGTTGCAATAGGATAGTCCAGTCGAAACAAATCTCTTTCTTATAACCTCTCGCTATTATAGTCCTGAGCTTGGAAGATTTATTCAACCAGCAGATGTATCTAGTTTGAATCCATCAAGTATTAATGGTTTAAATCTATATGCTTATGCAAATAACAATCCAATCAGTTTCTCGTATAGTAACTCAAGTGCTATGAGTAGCACTGGTTTCAGTGGTGGATTAGTAAATTCTTTTGGTGCTAGTGGTTCATTTACTGGAAATGTAAATTCTGGTGCCACATCAAAAAGTGGATTAAATCTAGGATGGTTAGCAAATGGATTTGACACTGGCTCAACAATTCACGGATTATATACATCAATATCTGGGTTAGTTAATCATACTGCTTATTTTGCTAAAAATTTAACACCATTTATGGATGATATGACTATGCTTGGAGCTTCAATGAAAGATGGAGTTCTTGCATTTAATCAATTTAGTTGGGGATTAGGAAAATCAGATGTATTTGGTATAGCGTTAGGTGTTGGTTTGGATATCTACGATAGTATCCAACGAGGAGTCAGTCCTGGTGGAGTCGTATTAGGAGCTACATTAACAGCAGCTAAAGGCGTTGGTCTAATTTATTTAAACAAAGGAATTATGTACGGAGCAACTGCGTTAGGTTCTGCTATTTGTCCAGGAGTTGGTACTGTAGTGGGATTTGTTGTTGGTGGAGTTATTTGTATTGTTGTAGATATTTTTGTAAGTAACTGGTTAGATGATTTAATTGATAAAATTGCAAAATAGGAGGGTAAAGAATGAGAAAGAGAATAATAGCGTTTTATGATGTATTATTATTTGCGATTATTTGTAGTCCGATGATAGTTATAGCTGTTATATTACTATTCATGTTAGTAACTAAAGGAACTAGTGAATGGATTCATGAAAACTGGTATTTAGTTATAATTTTTGCTATTACATTTATGGTTCCAATTGGTGGAACGATGATGTTTAGGTATTGTGTTACTAATAATAATTCTGTTCATTTTCATTACTTTACTTTTACAAAAAGTTGGAAAAATGCAACAAACAATATTGATATTAGATGGAACCAAGATGTAATGATTTCAGAAATAAAAGATATTGAAATAGTTAAACTTACAGAAGATGAAAAACAAACGAAAGTTTATTATAAACACTGGTTTAATAAATATTTAAAGATTAACTTAAAATATGGTAATTCTAAATACGTGTATGTAGGAAATTATTCAAATTATCAAATTGATAAAATTATTAAATTAATGACTAATAAATAAATTAAAATTGGACTTAGACAAAATATAAAAAATTATGAGGGTGTTACATTTTAATGATGCTAATACCCTTTTCTATTAATTGTAATTGATAGATTATTTGATAAAAAAATGATATAATAAAATTGCGAAATATAATTATAATTATGAGGGGTTATGATATGAATAAAGTAGATAAATATGATCCTGTAAGAATGTTTAATCAAGGATGTGCATTCTGTGATATAGCTGAATTATGTATAAAAGAACCAAATGTTTTTCAAAATAGAACAAAATCACATTTTATTGCTGGATTGGTGAACTCTTTATTAGCGTGTGAAATATTTATGAAGGCAATTATCGTTATTAAAGATTTAGATGAAAAACCAAAGGGACATGATTTAACTAAACTTTGGAACAAAATAAAAAAATTGGATAATGAACTATCTCAAATTGTTGAAAGTAAAATTATAAATTTGTATAATTCAAAAAATGTTAATTTGTTTGATGACATATTAAAAGTAATTAAAATACAATTTAAAGAATTAAGATATATTTATGAGCTAAATTCTTTAAAGAGTGATCCTAATTTTGTTATAAATTTAGGTAAAATTTTAAGAAATATATGTGAAGAAGAATTGAAAAAATGTAAGAGATAAATTTTAGGAGTAATATATTTATGAGATTGTTTATAAGTTTTTCAGCTAGAAAAGATGGGAATAGTGATGAAATTACTAAATTTCTAGCAAAAGAAGAAGATAAAATTATATATTTTAGAGATTTAAACATTCATAATTGTAGCAATTGTGATTATGAATGTTTTGATAGTTGCTGTAAATATCGTGATGATGATATTTATAATCTTTTGGAAGAATTGTCTAATTATCAAAAAGTTATCTTAGTAGTACCAATGTATTGTGGAAATCCATCTTCGTTATATTTTATATTCAATGAAAGATGTCAAGATTATTTCATGAATAATGAAGATAAATATGAAAATTTAGTAAAAAGATTGTTCTTTATTGGAGTATATGGAGATTCTAAAGAAACACCTAATTTCATTTCTTGCTTTGAAAAATGGTTTGAAGGAACAAAATATACTAATCATGTGTTAGGTATTGAAAGACATAATTATAATTTAAAATTAAAAGATTCAATTTTGGAAGTAGAAGAATTAAGAACGCTGATTGAAGAGTTTATTAATCCAACTAAAGCTAAAATAGAATTAAGTGCAATGGCTGTAGTAATGTGTAATGGTAAAATTCTTTCAACAAACGAAATGATATATGGTAAAGAAACATTATCTTTACCTAAAGGACATAAAGAAGATAATGAAACTATTATTGAAACTGCTATTAGAGAATGTTATGAAGAAACTAATATTATTATTACTAAAAATAAATTAGTTAAAGAACTTTCATCATATTCTTATGAGTTTTTGACTCCTTCTAACAAATTAATAAGAAAAACTATCGTTCCTTTTCTTTTTGAAGTAAATGAGGTTGGTAATCCTATTCCTAAAGAAAAAAGAATGATATCGGTTCAATGGATGGAGATTAATGAATTCTTAGATAAATGTACTCATGATAGTGTAAAAGACATTATTAAAGAGATAAAATAAATTAATACTATAGGCTAATTAATACGAGGAGGTGTTTTAATATGAATGCAAATTTTAAACTAAATGGATTGCAAATTGAAACAGAAAGATTAATATTACGTCCATTTAAGCAAGAGGATTTAGATGATTTTCATGAATATGCTTCGGTCGAAGGTGTCGGAGAAATGGCTGGTTGGAAACATCATGAAACAAAAGAAGAAACACAATTAATATTAAATAAGTTTGTTATTAATGATAAAACCTTTGCTATTGTATATAAAGGTAACAACAAAGTTATTGGCTCTCTTGGTATTGAAGAATATGGTATGGAAGATAAACTTACAGAATTTAGTAATTATATAGGTAGAGAAATAGGATATGTTTTATCAAAAGATTATTGGGGTAAAGGAATAATGCCTGAAGCTGTAATGGCTGTAATTGATTACTTATTTAATGTTGCTAATTTAGATTTTCTAACTTGTGGGTATTATGATTTTAATATTCAATCTAAAAGGGTTCAAGAAAAATGTGGATTTAAACCATATAGAAAACTTGTGATAGAAACAGGAAGAGGTACAAAAGAGCAATCAATATTAAATTTATTAATTAATCCAAACAAGAAAATAGAACTTATATTTTCACATTCTGAAACATTAATTTGGAAACAAAAATAACTATGTATTACACATCAGAAGAAGAAAATTATCGTAAATATGGAATAGTAATTCTTGAAGTTTATGATAAGATATTAAGAACAACTGTTTATCATTATCGCAAACCCACACCTATTGAACGAAAAGAAATAATATTAAATTATATTATTGATAATAGTGGAATTTAGTTGAGCCATATTTTATTAATGGTAGACAATCTGGTAATAAGATAACTTATATTGGTGAACCTAAAATTAAAACTGGTAAAGAATTAACATTAGATTTACTTTATGATATTAATAATCCTTATGGATTTAGAGACTGGGACTGGGGAGAATTTAAATTGCACCCTGATTTAGATTTAGAAGAAAGAATTAATCAATTTGAAATATTAAACAATCATAAAGAAGAACTTAGAAAAAGAAGAGAGAAATTTCTTTCTAAATAATTAAATATTATGCATAAGGCTTGTTTCGTTACTGAAGCAAGTCTTTTATTATGTAAAAAATAAAAAAATTTGGCTAGTAGGTGGTAATCAAGGGTGAAAATCAGTATATTCCTTTGAAGGCAAAATTATGCTTTCCCAGACACATTTATAAAAATATTTAAAAAAGTTTAAAATCGGACCCCATCACCTATGGGTGAAATTTAGTATAGATAAGTGAAACCACATATAAATTTAAGTGTGTCTGTAATAAAGAAAGGAATGGTGATTATTATAAGAATTTATAAGAAACTCAATAAATTTAATGAATAGGTAATTTTAATCAAAATGGGTTAAATTATACAATTTTTGTAAACAGGATAAGGCGTGCTTCACTCTGCATCACAAAGTGAATTTACGCCATAATTTAGTAACTTGGATACCCAGCTTGCATTTATTTGAAAATTTTAAAAAGGAGGACAAAATTATAGAGTTAAAAATTAAAGAAATAAATAATGAATTAGTAATTATTAATGAGGGATTAACTGATAGAGAGTTAACAAGTGGTTATTATATTAACCAATATTTTGGTTTAAGAGAAAAGCAAATTGTATTATGTTTAAATATTATTGATGAAGTAGTTCAAATTGAAACAAATGATTTTGTGTATGTAATAAAAGAAGATTTTAATGGAAATAAAAAACTAACAGATATCGTTGAAAATTTAATCTTAAAGGATAGTAAAAATACGACCAAATTATAAGGTCGTAAATGTGCAAATGATGGACTAAAACTACATAGTATGGTATAATATGTATGTCTAAGTCCGATGAGTTTTATAGGAGGAAAAAGATGAAACAAAAAGGACTTTACAAAGCGGCTTTATATTGTCGCTTATCTCAAGACGATGGATTGGTTGGTGATTCTTCAAGTATACAAACACAAAAAATGATGTTAGAAAAATATGCTAATGATAATGGAATAATTATTATTGATTATTACATTGATGATGGCTATAGTGGTACTAATTTTGACAGACCAGATTTTCAAAGAATGTTGAATGACATTGAAGATGAAAAGGTTAATATGGTTATTACTAAAGATTTATCAAGACTTGGTCGTGATTATATTAGAACTGGTTATTATATTGATTTTTATTTTAAAGATAAAGATATTAGATACATTGCAATTAATGATAATGTTGATACTCTTTATGATAATAATGATATAGCACCATTTAAAAATATTTTAAATGATATGTACGCTAAAGATACATCAAGAAAAGTTAAAACAGCAGTAAGACAAAGATTATTAAAAGGTATGTTTATTGCTTCTCATCCACCATATGGATATAAAAGAAATCCATATAATAAAAATCATCTAATAATAGATGAAGAAGTTGTAGATGTTGTTAGATTAATATTTGATTTAGCATTATCTAATATGGGGATAGCTACTATTGCTAAAGAATTAAATAGAAGAGGCATTCCTATTCCAAGTGTATATAAAGCGAGCAAAGGATATCAATGTTATCAAACATTGCTTGATAGTAGAAGAGCAAAGTTTAATGACAAAGATGTAGAAACTTGGAGTACTGCAACTGTTGGAAACATTTTAAGAAACCAAATGTATGTTGGAGATATGGTTGGCAATAAAAGAGAAGTGAAAAATTATCGTACTGGAAAACAAATAGTTCATACCAAAGATGAGTATATTGTGATTCCAAACACTCATGAGCCTATAATTAGTAGAGAGGACTTTGAAAAAGTACAAAAGTTAGTTGCTAATAAGCATAGACCCAGCAAAACAAATCACGAAAATGAATTTAGAGGTCTTCTTAAATGTGCTAATTGTGGTAGAACTATGACAATGTATCATAAGGTTTTAGCTAGTGGACAAGTTGTATGGAGATATCGTTGTATGGGTAAAACTATTCGACATGGAATAGATCCAGAAACTAACATTATTAGGTATGATGATATTTATAATATTGTGTTTAAAAGATTGAAAGAATTATTTAGTTCAATTAAAAAAGATGATGATTCATTTATTTATAAGTTAATGTCTAAACATGAAACTGGAGGACAAGAAAAGAAGTTAGAAGTTGAAAAAAATAAGATTCAAAGAAAATTAGATACCATTGGTAAGCTAATTAAAAAATTATATGAAGACTATATCGAAGGAATCTTAAATACTGAAAACTATCAAACAATGGTAAATGAATATCAAAAAGAACAAGTTGAATTAAAAGAACGTCTTGAAAAAATTAATGATTTAATAAATCAAAAAACAAATGAAACTGATAATATTAAGAAGTTTAAAGAAGTAGCAAATAAGTATTTAGACTTTAAAGTATTAACAGCTGAATTAGTCAATAACCTAATAGACCATATTGAAATTGGTTTTCCAAAGGTTGTTGATGGTATTCAAGTAAGAGAAATTAATATCTTTTATAGGTTTATCAATTAAAAACTTATATTGGATACTTATGATAAACGTGGGCTTGGAAGATTTATTCAACCAGCAGATGTATCAAGTTTAAAACCATCAAGTATTAATGGTTTAAATCTATATGCTTATGCAAATAACAATCCAATTAGTATTGCTTATAGTAGTTCTGGTGCTAGTTTTGGTGCTGGTGGCGGAATGGTTAGTTCACTTTCATTAGGTGGATTATCTAGTGTAGGTAATAATCTTGGTTATTCAAATTCATTCAATATTTTTGCTGGTTTGAATTGGTCTCAATTAAATGTTAAGGATTTAGTCAAAGATACATTTATTAGCCTAGGCGAGGTAGGGTATAGGATTGCTTGGGGATTGACTAAAAACGGACGTGCATTTTTAGATTTTCATTATTCTGGTTATGGAATTAACGGATATACTGCTTTGGATAATTTACCTTCAACAAGTGCAAAAATATTTAAAGGTATTGGTATCGGCTTGATGGCTTTAGATGTTATAGAAGCAGGATATTATAGTTATCAAAATGGTCACTCTTTTGGTCAAGGGGCCCTAAATGTTGGATTGACTGCAGGAAAAAACATACTTGTCTATAAAGCATCTACAGGCGTAGCAACAGCTGTTGGAACATGGGCAGGAGCAAAATTAGGCGCATCTTTAGGTTCAGCCGCTGGTCCTGTTGGATTTACTATCGGTGCGGTTGCGGGAGCTGTCGTTGGATGGGTTATTGATGAGTTTGGTGATGTGATTATTGACTGGGTAGTAGGATGGTTTGATTAATTAGGAGGAAAAATATGAAAATTATACCGGTGAAATTTATTTATATTTTAACTATTATATGTTTAATCATATTTCCGATATTGCTTTACATAGTACCATTTGCTCTATTTTATATATTTACTTTTGGTAATTCTATAGTTCCATATTATGTTATCTTTATTGGAATGGCATTTGGATTTATTATTGAATTAATATTTATTATTTCTCCTGAATACTGTAAATTGATAATTAAAGATGGGACTATAAGTAATTTTATATTTGATGGTACCGATAATGATGGATGGTGTGAAAATATATCAAACATTAAAAGGGTAGAACTAGTTAGAAAAGAGGAAGTTCAAAAATACTTTAAGCAATTTAAAAAAAGCAAAGCAATTCTAATTGATTTTGGTAACTATAACATTAAATACATTTATGCTGGTTTGTTTTCTACTAAGCAAATCAAAAAAATAATGAATTTATTAAACAACAAATAG